TGCGGGAATTTGCGGGGGATAACTTTAAAATCTTCCCTGTTTGTAGCATCAAGGAGACTAAGACGTGTCTGCAAATCGCTACATTGGAGGGCGCAATGATAGCAGACCCCGGAGATTTTGTGATCGAGGGCGTTGAGGGGGAGTTTTACCCCTGTAAACCCGGTATTTTGAGGAAAGCGTATGATCTCGTCGAGCAATGACCCGGTAAATCACCCATCCCACTACACACAAGGTGGGATTGAGTGTATCCGAGCCATTGAAGCATCTATGTCGGCGGAGGAATTCCAAGGATATTGCAAGGGCAATGCTATGAAGTACCTGTGGAGGTACAGAAACAAGGGAAAAGCCCTTGAAGATTTGGAAAAGAGCGAGTTTTACCTCCACGAGTTGCATGAATCAATTAAAAAGATTGACACGGCGTAAATTATAGGTTATAATGGACACGTCCCAAAAGACAGCCTGTAGTTCCTCCTTCCTATTGGTGGAAAACAAAGAATGTGCCTTTCTCTGTTGAAGCAGGGGTGAGTTCGGATATACTCACCCCTCCACCCCTTACAAGGAGACGTGATGATTGAATACAAACCAGCTAAACTGCCGTGGGCTACACGGCGAAAAGCTGTTGATGACGTGATAAGTGAGATTGGCAACATGACAGAGACTAAGGGAGTTGTGAAGAACGACGCAGCCAAGACCATTGAACACATGCTCGGCCCCAAGGCCGCTAAGATGTTCGGTGCAACACTGGCTGATCTGAAGGCTAACCCCCAACAATACTCTGCTGTGTTCAAGGATAAGGGATTGCGCATGAAAGCGCTGTCCATGATTAGCGAGAAGGCACGGGTGACGGACTTTCCGACCACCGGTGTTGAGGTGTTTGACGAGTTTTCACAATACATGGAGTATTGCGAGTGCTTTTATCTGGCACCGTCGCTTGGAATGTTCGCTGTTTGGTGTGGAACCTCTCTAGCTGATTTTGAGAAGCGCATCAAGCAATACAAGATGTCGAGACCAGACGCGTCCGAAGCATTGACGATTGCCAAGGAGGTTATTCGAGGATTCATCGAATCCAAGGCAGTTGATGGTGATATCCCCCCTGCGGTGTATCTCCACCAGAACAAGGCTTACTTCGACGCGATTGAGACGACTGCCGTTAAGCACGAGACAATCACTGATTCTCACGTGCGAGACGCAGATCAGATCGCTGAGGTCATTGACCTCATACCAGATGCAATCAAGCACGCCGTTCAGGATGTTTGATCTATAGATTCGGGCCCGAACACGGGGCACCCAGCGTAATAGCAAATAATACGGTGTGGATGGGGTTGGTGGGAATTTATTTACATGAGGACTGGTGACGATACGTTCGACCAGTTCCGGCGACAGGATTAGAGCGGGTCTTACAATCGCCGTGGCACCATCTACCGCTCCATAACTTAGAAGATGCACCTGTGTGTCAAAATGAGCCGAATCAGGTTGGTGGGATGGCCTGATTCCTTGCACGGCCGACCTATAAAAGTCCCACGCATATTTCTCTGTGGTGTAACGGTAGCACATCTGACTTTGACTCAGACAGCCGAGGTTCGAACCCTTGCGGAGAAGCCATTGGCGTGTGGCTCAATAGGTAGAGCACCCGGCTGTTAACCGGGGCGTTGTAGGTTCGAATCCTACCATGCCAGCCATTGCGGAGTAGCCTAGTGGTCTAAGGCAACTGGCTCATAACCAGTCTATCGGGGGTTCAAATCCCCCCTCCGCGACCATAGGAACATAGTACAACGGAAGTGCAGCGGTCTCCAAAGCCGCCTATGAGGGTTCGAATCCTTCTGTTCCTGCCAATGCCGTATTACGTTGCTATGGAGACAACTCGGGCTGTAACCCCGTACTTTATAGGTTTTGGGTTCGATTCCCTGATGCGGCACCATACACGGGTAGCTTAATGCGAGAGCAGCGAACTTATAAACCGCAGACGGTGGTTCGAATCCACCCCCGTGTTCCAACTCTGGGCGTAGCGCAGTTTGGCCAGCGCATCTGCTTTGGGTGCAGAGGGTCGCAGGTTCGAATCCTGCCGCTCAGACCATATTAATTGTCCCCGGACGCTTCGGCTAAGGGGTGGGGGAGTTCGATGCGTCGGTCTCCTTTTTTAACAGCGTGAACGATGGGCTAGGGTCGCTACCTAGTGGGTGTTGCTCCCTTCTGGCTGGACGTTGGAGCACAGGGGTGTATTTCATACATCCGGCGCCGTCATCTGGTGGGCTGTGACGGACAAACAACGGGGCAGCCCCGTGGGAGGGTGGCGCTAGATGGGGCGCCCGAAATAAACACTACACCTCTGGAATTGACACGCAACGGTTCCGGTATTTGTTGGTAGTTTAATGATAGAACGCCAGTGTAGCTCAATTGGTAGAGCATTAGTTTTGTAAACTAGCGGTTGTGGGTTCAAGTCCTATCACTGGCCCCAAAATTTTTAGCCCTAAGTCATGTACTTGGGGCTATTTTTATGCTATAATGAGAACATTGGAAACGAGGAAGGATAAGGAATGGAACTAGAGATATTGGACTATACACGCGACCCCGTGGCTGTGATTTCACGGGCGATGGGGACGTGCTACGGGCGAGAGGATACGGTGCTCAAACGCGTTCAACGGGCCTATGTGCAACAGCACATGAGCGTATTTGAGCATGCGCACTTCACCGTGAGTATCAAAGGGGTTAGCCGTGCTTGTTCGCATCAGTTGGTGCGACACAGGATGGCGAGTTTCTGTCAGGAATCCCAACGATACGTCAAGATCGACACCGACAACGAGGATTGGTATGTGATACCTCCACACGTCGAGCCGAGCAGGGACTTTAGGAATGTATGCGCCATGTGTGCTGACGAGTATCAAGCGATGATAGCAAGTGGAATTGCTGCTGAGGATGCGCGATACATCTTGCCGAATGCGACAAAGACGAATCTGGTCATGACCATGAATATTCGAGAGTTGTATCACTTCTTGGAACTTAGGGATGACGACCACGCGCAGTGGGAGATTCGGGAGTTGGCTCAACGGTTACGGCATACTTTGTGTTGCATAAACGAGAGTTGGGCAGACATGATGCGAATTGACAACACGGAATGGAATGTGGTATAATATAACCAATCTGGATTGGGCGCTAGATTAACCATAATTTCTTCTTGCTTCAAACACTAATGCTCTCACAATCAATGTAATTGTGGGGGCATTTGTTGTCTGTTGTGAAAGAGAATCAAAATAGGATAAAGGAGAGAAATGCACAACATTAATGAGGTTTATGATATTTTACAGGTTGCCACTTTCGATAAGGCCACCAGTTCAGATATGAAGCGGTCTAACGCAAATGTGAACACGGACAGTTCAATGGGTGCCATGCTCACATACGGGTCAGAAACGGCTCGCCTGTGGATTGACGACAACGTTCTGCCTTGGTTTGTCAAGGACGCGGTTGACAATAATTTTGTTTACATCCATGATAAAGACTTTTATGGATTGACCATGACTTGTTGCCAGATCAATTTGACGAAGCTGTTCGAGGATGGTTTCACCACAGGACATGGACACATTCGAGAACCGCAAACAATTGGAACTGCTGCGGCTTTGGCATGTATCGCTATTCAGTCGAATCAGAACGACATGTTTGGTGGTCAGGCTATCCCCGCGTTTGATTATTACCTCGCACCCTATGTGGAAAAGAGTTATTGGCGCAACGCTACACAGCTTAACAAGATGATTGCAACACTCGGGGGTTTACCTGAGCAATACGGACGAGTGTCTGAGTTGGCGTGGAATATGACTGTTGAACAGACTGAGCAAGCCATGGAAGCGCTCGTACACAACCTGAACACGATGAATAGTCGTGCGGGAGCACAGGTGCCATTTAGTTCTATCAACTACGGAACTGACACCTCACTGTATGGACGCACCGTGATTAAGGCTCTGTTGAAAGCGACCCACAACGGTCTGGGACACGGGGAGACACCTATCTTCCCGGTTCAGATTTTCAAGGTCAAAGAGGGTATCAATTACGAACCCGGTGACCCGAACTATGATCTGTTCCAAATGGCTATGCGTGTGAGTGCTGAACGACTGTTTCCAAATTTCAGTTTCTTGGATGCGCCGTTCAACGCGCAGTATTTGAGGGATGACCCGAACACCGGGCACTCTGACCCCGATACTGAGGTAGCTTACATGGGTTGTCGAACACGTGTCATGTCGAATGTGAACGGTTCGGAGACAACGAGTGGACGAGGGAATTTATCGTTCTCTAGCATTAATCTGGTACGTTGTGCACTGACGGCTAAAGGGTCGTTTGATTTGTTCTTGAAGAATGTGTACCAAGCTATGCAGGTAGTTGAAGCACAGTTGCGTCATCGGTATGAGATTCAATGCAATAGGCATGTGTATAATTTCCCGTTTTTGATGGGGAATCATGTATACATGGATAGCGAGAATTTGGACTGGACAGACACGATTGAAGAAGCCCTCAAACATGGTACATTGTCTATCGGGTTCATAGGTCTTGCAGAAGCGATGACAGCGCTGTTTGGTGAGCACCATGGTGAGAGCCAAGAGACGTGGGATAAAGCCTATAGCACTATCCGATTCATGCGACGCTTTTGCGACGACAAGACTGAGGAACACGGTTTGAATTTCAGTTTGCTTGCCACACCAGCCGAAGGGCTGAGCGGTAAGTTCGTTGTGAAGGACAAGGAGGACTTTGGAGTAATTGAGGGTGTGACCGATAAAGAGTATTACACCAACAGTTTCCATATCCCTGTGGCTTATAATATCGGGATTGAACAGAAGATTAGAAAAGAAGGACCGTTCCACGAGTTGTGTAACGCAGGGCACATCACCTATATCGAGTTGGATGGTGACCCTACAGCAAATATCCAAGCATTTGAAGCTGTGATTCGCTGCATGCACGACAACAACATTGGTTATGGTGCTGTGAATCACCCGGTTGATCGCGACCCTGTGTGTGGGTTTCGTGGAGTGATCGGTGACACGTGTCCGTGTTGCGGACGACGTGAGTTTGAAGCTATAGCAGAAAACAGGCGAAAGGAGTTTTGATGGACGAAAAGATTGAGAAGAAGTACGGTAAGGGTGTTGGGTTTGAGCGCATTGCTCGAATCACAGGGTATCTGGTTGGTACAACAGATCGCTGGAATGATGCTAAGCAAGCCGAACTTCGTGACCGCGTAGCCCATAAATAAGAAAAAGACCCCATTTGGGGTCTTTTCTTTTTAGTCTACATATACGAAACCAAATGGTACTTCTGGTTCGGATGGTGTTTCGAGGTAATTCTTCCAACACCGCTGACATGTCATATTTGGATTGTCAAATGCGGGACATCGTTGCTCTGCATATGCTTCATTATTGAAATCCATAGGCGGTGGGCAACACAAACACTCGTCCTGAACCACGTCTAAAAGCGCGTCAAGTTTGTTTTCATCTACAATAATTGTCTCGTCCACAGTAATCCTTTCTTTTGTTACTTGACATTTTACCATAAACCAAGTATAATAACAATATATTTTTGAACTTATTTTAGATGTTGGAGGATAAATGAACGAAGATATCAGAGAGCAACTGGCTACGCTCAAAGCCGCGATTGATTCCGTGGTTGAGATTCTGCGTAGTGTATCTGACGACGCAAGTGTCACACGTGAAGCGTGGGCAACGTTGCGGTTGGCTACAAGACAGTTGGAAGTTGCGTCTGGGAATATCTCTGGTGTGGTGGTAGACCCCGCTCCAGAGATCGTATAGGAAGTTCCCGAGGAAACTAAGGAGGACAGCGAATAATGAATTTTATTCTTCGTCTGCAAAACAAGGCAACACTGGCGGCGTTGATCGGTGCCGTGGTTACATTTGTCTATCAAGCGCTTGCGCTGTTTGGCATTGTGCCGCCAATTTCACCAGATCGAATTATCGACGTGTTTGGTTTGCTGATTAACGTGCTTGTTATCGTCGGCGTTGTGGTTGACCCCACCACACAAGGATTCGGTGATAGCGCACAGGCCAAGACTTATACGTCTCCTAAGGTTGACGAATAATGCTTGCTAAAAACGAGGTCGCCGCGATCATCATGGAGGAACTAGTCACCCATGATAGTAACGGTGGTCATGGCTATTCTCAGGGTGCTAACCGTTGGGGTAACGGCGTCATGGAGAGTATCGTCATCGACGGTAAGACTTATCAATTTGCCGGTGGTGACAGGGACTGTTCGTCTGGCGTAATCTCGGTATACGAAGCTGCTGGCATTGATTGCGGCGGTGCAACGTACACAGGTAACATGGTTGAGCGACTGGTTGCTAGTGGTAACTTCGTAAAGAAGCCACCATCGTTCATAGCCGCTACGGGAGATTCTTACCTTAACATCCGTGACCACGTTGCGATGTGTAAGAGCCAAGTACCAGACCTGTTGATGCAGTTCTCGATTGACGAGAACGGAAACATCATCGGTGGGCAAGAAGGCGACCAAACTGGATGGGAATCTAACATCCAAGCCTTCTATGACTACCCGTGGGATTGTATCATGCACTACGTTGGTGAGGGTGGCGCACCCGCGCCCGACGCGCCAAATACAGTTGGTTCCGGTATTCCTGATCTTCGTTATCAGGTATACACGCAGAAGAACAAATGGTTGCCAGAGATGGTCAATCATTTCGACCCAAGCGGTTCCGGTGACACATATGCAGGTGACGGAACGCCAATCCTCTACATCGCTATGTCGATGCCCGGTTGGTATCAGGCTCGGACTAAAGCGAGTGGCTGGCTCCCAGCAGTTCGTGGGTACAGTCGAACAGACTTTGATTATGGTTGCGCTGGTGATGGTTCGCCGATTACTGGTTTTAGAGCCTACTACGAGACACAAAACCCAGCAGCCACGGGGATGCTCGCAATAGAGTATTCTGTTGCTAACGTGGGCGGTAATTTTATGGGTAACATCATAGACAACCGTGCAGACAGATACGGCGATACCTTCGCTGGAAACGGTGGAGAGATTAGCGCATTGAGGGCTAAACTAATATACGCATAAACGGAGTAATAAGTGAACAACCAACTAAAAAGTCAGATTGATATTCTGCAAAAGAGTATCAGCGTGTGTGAAGAGCATGTGGAAAAACTCATTATGCTTGATGCACTTCGCTCGGCTTGGCTGTTGGCGAAGGAAACAGATAAAGCAGAGATCGTTGCCCGTGACTTCGTGGAACAGGCAACGATCTTTGTAAAGTTGTCCGATACTACACTGGAACAAAAACAA